GTCGTGAAGAGCCAGTCGAGGACGAGATCCTCAGCGTAGTTAGTCAGGCCAGCCATTAGTAAGACCTCCGCGTTCTAGCGATCAGGGGAGAGCCGCTGTGTAGCGACTTTTGCGACTCGTCCATAAGAGCCTGTACACGAGTCAGATAGATCTGAGCGAACACCGGGATGCGCTGGTCGTCCAGAAGGAAAGGAGCCGCATGCGTCAAGGCCCCATAAAGGTACACGTCTGGGGCTTTGGTCAGCAGCCAATTGGTCGTGTTCACATCCGTAAGGGTCGGAATCTTGGCGTAGTAAATCATCTCAATGTCGATGTCGTCGCCAGGCTCAGGGATGATCTCAATGGCGCCGTTCATCAACGAATAGAAATGCGGGGCCGTGTAGAGCTGCTCCTTGTTGACGATGTCAGCCTCATCAAGCGTGATGTAGCGCAGCGGCTGCTGGCCATCGACAATATGGAGATTAATGGCCTCGAGCCAATCAGCCGGGAGCTGGACATATTCAGCAGAAGACGTGGCCTCAGCGCGCACAATCTGTTCCCTGCAGCGCAGGCGCGTATTGAGATCAGCCTCTGTGAACTGGATGAACGTCTCAATCTGAGAGGTCAGATCCGCGCGGTTCAGGTAATCCGCAATCGTGGACTTGAGCGTCGCGTAGTTGGTGATTGTCGCCATTAGCTCATCATCCAGTGGGTTCTATAAGGGGCAGCCTCTTCCGAAGCCAACCACTTCCTCATAGCAGACTTGTCGCGCAAGATACCACGTTTCTCCAAGTCGAGGTACACCATCATCGGTAGAGACGCGACCTTCACCATATCGCCGGTTTTGCTGGTCCGAGACACTTCGTTGCGTTCCGCCTTCGCCTGCTCGGCAATAGCGTCAATGTTCGTTGTGTTCTCAATATGCAGTTTACCGTCAGGCGTAATATGCATCTTCGTCAGCGTCTGACCAAACTGGTCTGTGCCAAGATCGAAGACCCCTGGAGCGTATTCTTCAGCCACTTTCATCTCCCAATAGAAAGAGCGGGGATGGCCGGTTGGCCATCCCCGCTCATCTCATCACGCAGAGGTGGTGAGGTTCGCGATCGCCGCATGAGCCTTTTCAGACTTAATGCGCAGGCCGTACTCGACCACCATTTCCTTCTTGTCCGAGTCGCCGGTCTTGGCGAGATCGAACGTGCGGAAGGGACGGAGGTACGACACCGAGGCGTACTCGGGGTCGAGCACGTAGGCGAAGTTTTCCGGCTGGAAACGGTTCGGAACGATGGCGACCTCGCCGAAGTCGGAGAGGTAGACATCCGCCGTCGCAATGATCTTGAGCGGCTTCACCTGGTTGTAGGTGATGCGCTGCTCAGCGAGACCAGCGAAGCCCGAAGCAACAGTCTTGTTGTACGGGCCAACCATCAGCACCTTCGGATCGCCGCCCTGCGACCAGACGTTCTGGATCGCGGTCTTCAGCATCGTCTCCGTGAACGCCACGTCGGTCGAGGTCGAGAGACCCGTCCACGCGGTGCTCGGATAGCCGTTGCCAGAAGCGCCAGACATCGAGGGAAGCGTAGCGCCGTTGGCCACCGAGTTGGTGATGAGCCACGTCGGGAGCGCAGCGGTGTTACGAGCCGTCGAGTTGTTGCCCGCGACGCCAGCCTGGTTGCGAAGGAGGATGTACTCCATATCGCGCTTCAGCTCTTTCGCCTTTTTGGCAGTCTCGTAGGCCATAACGGTGCGCTGGCCGGCGTTGTTGGTCGCGTCAGCGGTGCCCGACACCGAGATGATCTTCGTGGAGATCTGGGTGTAGTTAGCAACGCGAACGGTCGCAACGAAGTCGGCATCACCAGCCGTGGCGCCTTCGATCGCAGCATTGGTGGACGCGCTAGCGAGTACGTCCGTCTGCCACTCGTAGTAGGTGTTGTCGGCGCTGTCACGGCCAATGTTGGACATGAACGGCGTGTCAACGGGGGAGATGTCGTAGATGATGTTCGACAGGTCTTCGCGGATCGCGTTGACGTTGTCGTAGGTCGTAACCTTAGAAACCGCAGCCATAATTTACCTCTTTTTCGAGTCGAGAAGACCAAACAGTGCAGCCGCGTCGTTGACGTGGCCAGACGATTTGAGACGCTGGGATGCCCTCGCAAAATCCGTGGAACGCACAGGAACGCTTGATGTACCACCAGACTTCATCGGCTTCGGAGCGTTGGCCTTCACAGGCTTCGGCTTGTTCGCCATGAGCTCGTCGTACTTGCGCGCCTTATCAAGGACAATCAGAGCACGGGGGTCGTATGCCTGCTTCAGCTCTTCATCGGAGTAGCCTACCTTGAGGCCGTACTCGCGAAGTTTCACCTTAGCCGATTCCCACTTTTGCTCGTCTTTCCACTCCGGGACTTTCTCGTGCAGGTACTTCTTTCCCTGCTCGACAATTTCGCGAAGCTTGCCCTGTTTTTCATATTCGCCGATCTGCTGAAGACGGGCCTGTTCGGCTTGCGTCGCAGCGAGGCGCTCTTTGTAGTCACGCCACTGATCACGAATAAGCGGGTAGTTGATGGGATCGTTGCGGTGCAGCTCTTCCCAGTTCGGCTCCTGAGGCATCAACTGCTCGAGTTGAGAGCTCAGAGCGGAGAGAAGTTGGCTGTACTGCGCCCTCTCAGCCACCACATTGTTGCGTTCCGCTTCAAACGCCTTCCGCTCTTGCGCGAGGGCCTGCGTTTTCTGCGAGTAGTCGGCGTTCCTCTGATAACCTGCGATGGCCTCTTTCAGGGGGATCTGCTGCTCCTTGCCGTTAATTTTAACGGTGACCAGCGTCTCGTCTGATTCGGCCTCTTGGCTATCATCAGTAGCCTCGACCTCTTCGGCTGCCTCTTCCTCAGAAGACCCGCTGTCTTGCGGTGCCTCATCTTCGTCGGAAGCTGTCTCTTCAGCCGTGTTAGCCGATGCCTCTGTCTCTTCGACTTCGGCAGGAGCTTTTGCCTTTCTCTCCGGTTCGGGTTGCGCCTCAGGGGCGTCCAAAGCGGCGATAGCAGCAGCAGCATCTGCAAGACCGAGTTCGCTGGGCTGCGATTGCTCGTTCGTAGACATATAATTACCTCATAGTTAAGTCCGCTTCAAGCGGGAGTTGTGCTGCATTACCAGAGGTTCAGCCGCCAGGGACTGCAAACTTGCTCTGAACGCAGCAACGGTGCGCATCATCCGATACGCATCGTCTCGGACATCCTGATCCTTGGGATCGGACGATTTCCACTGTTCTATGAGGTCTGACTCAAGGCGGCGAAGAACCTCCTCCGTCGCCTTGGCTGATGTGAGAGACTGGGCAGACCGCCAAATCTCTTCCTGTTCAAAGGTCGCCATTACATCCCTTGCGAGCCGTCAGGCTGGGGGACCGCGCTGACCTGAGCAGTCTTGAACATTGCGTTGATCTCGGCGCGCTGCCGGTCAACCTCCCCCTTAATCATCGCCATATCGACCTGAGCGCCATACTTGGCTTGGATCTCAGCCGCCTTCAGAACCGAATCGACGTAGAGCTGATCGCGCTTGAGGTCCGAATCAGCAACGGCCTTCTGGCGATCAAGTTCCTGCTTGGCCGCGTTGATCAGGATGTCTGCCTTGATCTTTTCGGCTTCAACTTGCGCCAGCAACTGAGCCGGGTCGGGCTTGTTCTGACCTTGAGCCATCTGCTGCATGAACGCCTGAACCGCCGCCGGATCGATCTCCTTGACGAACTGAGCGGGGTCTTGGAAGCCGGCGAGCTGGATCTGCTGGGCAAGAGCCGCGCGATACTGGGTAAGATCCACCAGCGGATTGTACGGGCCGTACTGCTGAATGATCTGCTCCATCTTGCCGGCGATAACCTGCAAGAAGGCCATGCGCTGCTCATCCGAGCCGCGACCCAGCGCAATGTTCACAATCATATCCATCGAGGCGTCCCAGCCACGAGGATCGATCGGCACAAACTGGTTGCGCAGGCGGATGATTTTCTTCTTGTCCTGATGGTGGATGACGAGGCCGAGAAGCCCTTGGAAGCAGCGTTTCAGGCCATCAGCAAACAGGCGCGCGATCATCTCGATGCGCTCCTGAGATGACGACAATTGCGCCTGCACCGCTGCGCGAGTCGTGGACTGAAGAGCCTCAGCGTCCAGCCCCTGCGAAGCCCGCGAGATGCCGGTGCGCTGCGTCTTGATCTCGTCGAGATACGCCATCACGCCAAGAGCAGCCTGCCCCACAAACGGCGTCGAGAAGGGCACAACCGCGCCAGGGTTACGAGCACGGATGACAGCGCCGGTCTCGTTGTTGAGAACGTCGTCGATGTTGACCTGACCCTCGACCACGAGCGTGCGCGGATGGATAGCCTGAGCCAGGCTGTCCAGCGTGTTGCGCATGATGGACGACTTGATGAGCTGGAGATCCATCGTCTGGTCTGCGATCGATTGCCCGAAGATCGTATGGGGCGTCGGATCCGGAGCGAGAATGGCGAACGGGATCTCCTGCACCACCTCCTCGTGAAGGATGTAGGAGCCGTTGCCGACCGTGCAGACCTTGTGGAGCTCGGCGATGCCGTCCCCGTCCTTGTCGATCTTGATGTAGCTCTCGACGTAGAAAACCTTGTCGGTTGATTCGTCGGTCGTGCTGGTGATGCCAAAGAAGGACTGGTCCGCAGGGTTGCGGACAATCACTTCGCCGTTCATCTCGAAACCGCCGGTGCCAGCATTCATCTCAATTACGTCGCGAGGGTAACCCATGGCGACGAGCTCAGAGATTGTGGCAAGTTTGCGGCGTCCAACGTAGATCGCGTCGTCGAGGCTCGTAGCCTCGTTGTCGATCAGGAACTGCTCGGGGGGCACGCACTCGACGACATACCGGGGCGTGTAGGTGATCCGGCGGATGCTCAGATCGATCTTGGTCTCGCCGGTCAGGGAGTCGAATGACTCCATATACGTGTCAACCGACACGTCTGGATCATTCATAATCAGATTGGCTTCAGGAACGGAAAGGCCAGAATAGGAGTAGTACTCGACCCGCTCGTCCCGCTGGACGCTCCAAGTCAGGATGCCCGTCTTCAGGATCAGGGCGTCCTTCATAGCGTCGTGCAGGATGCGGAATCCGGGGTTCTCCTGCATGAAGATATAGTTGACCAGATCCGTGGCCTGCTCGGCAGCCGCTACGTCCTCGGCCTCCTTGGGCACGAACTCGAGGATCTTGTCACCGCCGGTGAAGATTCGGAGCAGGGACGGAAGCATCGCAAGGACCGTGTCCCGCACCTCCGTCATCACCACTTGAGAGCGACCGTCCTCCTCGTTGCCAAACGGCTCGGCGAGGTAGTAGGCCATGGCCCGCTCGCGCTCTGGGGCCAGATAGCTGTCGATGTAGGTTTGGGAGTCCTCAATCGCCTGGAAGACGATGTAGCGGAACTCCTCGTCGCTCATTGGCTCGGTTTCGTCCTCACCGTAGGCCATCCCGGTGACGAAGCCGGTCTCGTCGTTGTAGGCGGAGTCGGTCACCCCATCGGCAGAAATAGGGATCAGGTCAGGGTTGTACCTGCCGGGGGTAATGCCGCGCGTCGCCATGGCCTAACCTTTCTTCCTCACACGCCACCACTTCCAGCCGTTTTCTGAGCCGGTTTCGTAGCTTGAGAATATGTCGTCTACCGCTCTTTTTACACCCTCCATGGGCAGATCGTCGCCACCCATTACCCCATTAGGCTTCAGTTTAGGCCACCAAGCCTCAATATCGGCCTTCACATCCTCGTATTCGTGCCCCGCATCGACCCAGATGAAGTCCACGCTGTTTGCCTCGAACATCTCGGCAGCCTTCACGGTCGGCATCCGGTAGATGCTGTGGGCCACTCCCGCACGGGCGAGATTCCGGTTGAAGATGTCGAACACCAGCTCCAATTCTGGGTCGGCCTTGTGGTCAGGTTCGTCCGAACCGCCCCAGTGATCGACGAAATTGAGCTTCACGTCCTTGCCGGAATTGACGACCTCGACCGCCAGAAAGCACGACGAGCGCCCCTTCCAGCAGCCGAGTTCGACAAACACAGAGCCGTCCTTGGCCTCACGAACCGCATCACGATACGGCCCCTCGAAGTTGAACCAGCCCTGAATGTCCATGTAATAGTGCTTCACTTCTTTTTGGTCTTTCCGGCTTCTGACATGGCGATGGCCACGGCCTGCTGACGAGACTTCACGACCGGACCGCTCTTGGAGCCCGAGTGAAGCTTGCCGGCCTTATACTCGCCCATCACCTTGCCGATCTTCTTTTCGGCCTTAGTCATCTTAGCCATCTTTATCCTCCATAAACTCCGCGGTGTGCTCGTGCATATACTCGAACGTCCCAATGTGCCTGATGAGCTTGGACGTGTCGTGGTCAACAAAAACCTCGCGACCGCCCTTCTTTACCAAGTCGCAGAAGAACATGTCCTCACCGCACCACATCCGGACATTAGGATCGTAGTGGATCTGGAACCAAGGCTGCGGGAGGTTCGCCACGTCGCGCAGACGAATCAGCATCACCCCCATGCCGATCGCATCGACAGGTTCAATCCCGGTCTTGTTGACCGAGTAGACGTATTTGAGCTGCTTAAAATTATAGAAAGCCACGGGCTTCGGGGGCACGCGACGCTGGGCGTAGTTGCAGGCAACCACGGGCTTATTGTGCTTCAGCAGGCGCTCGATGATGTCCGGCGGGAACCGCATGTCGCTGTCGAGAAACAGGACATACTCGAACCCATCAGCCATAGCCTTCGACATGAGCTTCTGGCGCTGATCTGCGATCAACGTCCCGCTGTTCATGCTGATCGAAAACTTAACTCCCGGCTCGATGAGAGAGTACCACCGAGCCGAGAGCATCGCTAAATCGTACGCAAACCCGGTATTAACTGTATCCCTCGCCGGGACGCATATCGCCACGCTCGTCTTCATATTCCTCTTCCCCTTCTTCGTAGTCTTCTTCTTCGTCTTCTTCGTCGGTGATCGGGCCGCCTACGATCCACGCAGAACAGGTCCGCTTGCCAGCGCACTTGAAGTCGAAGATCTCGCAGAAGCCCAGATCGCCCGCGTCGATGACCTCCATGGGATCCTCGGAGGCGTCCTGCGAAATGCCCTTAGAAATGCAGTCCAGCATCTCCTTGGTCTGATTGAACGCCGCGCAGTTTCCGCAACGCATCGTCTTGGCCTCTTCGGGATCAACGTCCCACTTGGCCGCCATACGACGCCAGTACTGCTCGTTGGGCTCGTCAGGGTTCATCGGGCCGTAGTCAGCCTTGTCGATGGCCTTCCCACGGTTTTGCAAGTTTATCGTAATATCTCGAGTTGCGATCGGGCACTTCATTTACTTCTTCCTTGCTGCTCGCATGTTGTCCACGAGATTCGGGTAAGGACGACCAGCGGCTGTGGCCATAGATTTCGCGGAAGCCTTCTGGCTCTTGGTCAACTTCTTGTCGGACTTTGTCGGGTCTTTCGTTTTCCAAACAGGCTTCTTCATTTTGATTTGTTCCTTGCGGAGATGGCCTTCGCTTTGGCTTTCGCGTCGGCTTTGCTTGAAGCTCCCCACGCCTGTAGGGACAGAAGAAGTCGCGTCGGCTTACCTTTTTCATCGCGCTCCGGGCCTGGCATATTTCCCATACGGGCCAAGAATGACGCACGGCGAGGATTGTCACCAGACTTAACAGGCGGCTTCAGGTTCATGCCCTCGGCCTTCGCCGACGCACGCCCCTTAGCGTTCAGACCGCCCCTAGGATTCTTCCCCTCTTTCCTCTGCCATGCCGGTGTCTTCATCGGAACCCCACGTAGGAACATCAGGCGGAAGCCTGTTGCCCTTCAAGCGATTGTGATCTGCGCGCATTATACACAAGTTCCACGGAACGTGCAGACCACAGAAGTTTTCTCCCCCGAGAGGATGGATGTGATCGACGTGATGCTGAACTCCCGTCAAGTCTGTTTGTCGTCTTGACGCGGCGTAGATCTCGTAGATCTCGGCCTTCATCTCTTCGTCCAGCCATGGCGGGGTAGCTTGAAGCTTACGAGCCCTACGGTCTGCCGCGAGCTTGATCCACTTGTGCCTGTCGCGCCTGAACCTATCGCGATTCCTCTGGCGCTCACGCTCCATAAAACGCGGGTCTTTTTTAGCCTTCTCAAGCCAGCGCCTATTGGCCGCCAGCTTCTTAGGGTTCCCGCGCAGTCTTTCCCGCTGGCTTTGCCGAACCTCTGGCCGCTTGTCGTACTCGCGCTTTTTCTGAAGCTTGCAGGGCATACAGTGTCGCGCTCGCGTCGAGCGGATGGTCCCAGAACAGTGTTTGCAAGGGAACCCGTAATAAAACCGCAGACCCTTTTCCAAGGCCTCCTTGCGGCTGCTCCCTATTTCGTCAGACGATTCCGCCAAGATTCCTGCGCAGAGGCTTCCCTGGTTTCCACTGAGACGCTCTACCACCAACCAGCGCCGCTGTCCCAGCAAACGTCAGGCATAAACTGTCCGCAAGGTCTGGAGAACGCATCCCGCGCTTGCGCATCGAGTCCTTCGACTCAACTACAATCTTGCCGCTAGAAGAAAACGAATAACGCGGCGCAACAAGCTCATGCCGCAGCGTCTCGTTATTCGGCAAGCTCACAGACCGCGTTCCAAGCCAATCACGAACCGACAGCCACAACTCGTCCCGCAGCTTGTTCGCATTCGGGTTCATCGCGGACGATTCGGAAACATTCACGTCTCGCACGTTAAAACCCATCTCACGAAGACGATCAGCCACGCCTGACCCAAGACCAATCGTGTCCACGCAGATCTCGTCAGGATTGTCATTACGCGCCTCGTTCACCACCATGCCGACCGTCTGCATCAGGTCCAACCCGCCCCAGCTCTTCACGTCCACAACCACGTTCCCGCGGCGCTTGCACAGAGCAGTCCGGTCAGTCCCATATCTCGCAACGTCCAGCCCATATACGATCGGGTCATTCCCCGCAGTCACATCGCGCCCGAAAGCAGAATCAACAAGATCAGCAGGAATAAGAGTGTCGTCGTCGGCAAGAGCGAACTCACCCAGAACACGGATGCGATAAGCATTAGACGTGTCGCCATAGGTCGCCTTGATCTGGTTAATAAAGTCAGTCGAGACGAGGGGGTTGTTCAAGCACGACACATGCAGCCGATACCAGTCAGCCGCCAGCTCGTGATGCGTCTTGTAAAACAGCCCGGAATTGCGCGTCGGGTTCGAGATCAAAATGGTCGTGGCAGAGTGACCCGACATCGAGCCAGCAGCAGCCTCATAAACCGCCTCAGGGATCGCGCTCGCCTCGTCCACCACCAGAAGCACGTTCTCAGAGTGGACACCCGCTAGGGCCTCAGGACGCTCGGAGGAGGACGTTCTGGCGGATATGAAGCTCGACTCTGGCGCAGACTTCAAAATGATGCGGTCGGCGAACACCTCAAACAGATCACGCAGCGCCGGCGGGAGCTTGTTCACCCACATCTTCAGCTCGGCGAACAAGGCGTCAAACAACTGCGAAGCAGTCGGAGCCGTCATGATCGTCTTCTGCGGATACCGGGTCAGGGCGAAGATGATGATGGCCCAAGAGCAGCCCGTCGTTTTTCCGACACCATGGCCTGCCCTGACGGAAATCCGACGTTCGCCACGGGCCACAGCATTAAGCAGATCCTCCTGCCAGGGCAGAGGGGTCGCGCCGAGCACGTTCTTAACGAAAAGGACCGGCTTGTGCTTATACGCCTCTACGAACGCCTGGTAGTCACTTAGCTTTTCTGAACTCACGCAGTTCCCCCTTCGGCGGATTCAGAGAGTACAGAACCGCGCCCATCGTCTTCAGCAGCATGTCCCTGGCGTCCGCATCGCGCGTCAGGTCCACGGCTCGGGCAAGGGCAATCATGCTGTCGCACAACTGCGCCTGCTCGCACTTCGGAGCTTCCCGCTCGATAACGACGACTTCTTCCTCGTCCATCGTACGCCCCATCGCTGTCTTGGCTATAGGTAGGATTAGAGCATTTTTTTATTTTTTTGACGACACCGCTTCCACATCGCAGGGGGTAGGGGGAGGGGGTGTTGCGGATCTGATGCGGTATGGGCGTCACAAACGTCACACCCCTATAGGGTGTTGTGACGTTCGTGACGCGCCAAGATGCCGGGCTGTGACAGATGTGACGCTAGTGATGCGCTTTTTGATGCGGGCTGTGCGGGGTGATGTCGTGACAAAAAGATAGGGCGCCGCAGGAGTACCGAACCCCGCGACGCCCCTTCTTGCAGAGGAGAGATGTAGTCTGAGGCCGGCGCGGGGCTGTGTCTATTTTGTTTTATATTTGCTCACAGGGTCTGATTTTTGGTGTGTATGGGGTGGGGTGGTTGGC